GCTGCTGGAGCCAATCGGAAACATCCCTCCAGCCGAAGCCGAAGCGCGGTACTATGCGCAGCTCGAAGCGCACGCTATGGCAGCGTGACTCGAACGAAATGGCCTCCGGCAAACCCGGGGCGGTTCACTCCGTGATCTGGATCGGCGCTTGGCCGTCGCTGGCGGACGCAATTGCCCGCCAGCCGATCCGGCCATCGAGCGTCTTGAACACTTCGAACTCGCCGGGCTTCAACCCGGAGCGCTGCGCACCCCGCTGGACGTTGAACTTCTTGTCGTAGGTCGTGGCTTCCGTGGTCATGGTCGTGCTCCTTCAGTTTGGGTTCAGTTCGAGGTGACAAGCGCCGAGCGGCCACTCAAAGTCGGGTGTTCCCGACTTTGAGTGATTTCAGTTCCGGGACTTCGGCCAGGGCCGAAGTCCCTTGGGCGGTGACGCCTTAGATCAACGGTAGGCGCTTGCCGAACGGGCTGGGGTTATCGGCGACGAGGCGCATCGCTTCGATCCGCGCTTCTTCAAGGCTCAGTGCGCTCGCCCGGGCGTAGCGCCCGGTTCCGAGGAACAGGGCCACGTCGTAGCGAACAGCGTTGGCAAGAACCGCAGCGTTGGCGGCGTCGGCGGGATGAATTTTGCGGCGTTTCATGAGCGATCTCCGTGGGTTAGGACGGGTCGCAGACAGCCTCGACACACAAATCGGAGCAACTCCCAAGTCGCTCTAATCGCTCATTATTTTCGATTGGGAGCGCAGCCCATGGGTCTGTCGCGGAGGGCCTATGCGCGCCATCGCGGCGTCTCCGACATGGCGGTTCGAAAGGCCATCGCCTCGGGCGGGATCGCCGTAGAGGACGACGGCACAATCGATCCCGACAAGGCCGATCGCGCCTGGGGATCGAGCTCCGATCCCGCGCAGGTTCGCCCTGTTGCCAAATCTCCGCCGCCGCCGCGCGGGACGCCCCGGCCGGTGCCGATGGCGGCAGTCGAAGCCGTGCGTGAGACCCTGCGCGAGAGCGGCGAGCCCGCGCCCGCCGCCGGCAACATGACCTTCGTCCAGGCGCGCACCGCGAACGAAGTGATCAAGGCGCAGGAGCGCCGCATCCGCCTTGGCAAGCTCAAGGGCGATCTCGTTGATCGCTCGTGCGCTGTCTCAACGGTCTTTGCGCTGGCCAGGCGCGAACGCGACGCCTGCGTGCAATGGCCGGCGCGTACCGCCGCCCTGATTGCCGCCGAATTGCAAATCGATCCTCATCGCTGCGAGCAGGTTCTCGAAGCCCATGTCCGACGCCATCTCGAAGAATTCAGCCAAATCGGCCCAGACCTCCAACACACGCTTCGATGAGGGCTTCGACGGGCGCACGGAGATCATCACCGCCTGGAGCCGAGGCCTTGCGCCCGATCCAGCGCTGACGGTTTCGGCCTGGGCGGATCGCTATCGCTTTCTGTCCTCGCGCGCCTCGTCCGAGGCGGGCCGCTATCGAACCGACCGGACGCCCTACATGCGCGGCGTCATGGATGCGCTCTCGCCCGGCAGTTCGGCCCGGCGGATCGTGTTCATGAAAGCGGCGCAGGTCGGCGCGACCGAGGCCGGCAACAACTGGATCGGCTATTGCGTCCATCAGGCGCCGGGACCATTCCTCGGCGTCCAGCCGACGACCGATCTCGCCAAGCGCCTATCACAACAGCGCATCGAGCCGCTGATCGATGAAAGCCCGGAACTTCGGGTGCTCATCCTGCCGTCGCGCTCGCGCGATAGTGGCAACACGGTGCTCGCCAAGAAATTCGCAGGCGGGCAGCTTGTCCTGACCGGCGCCAATTCCGCCGTCGGTCTGCGGTCGATGCCCGCGCGTTACGTCTTCCTCGACGAGGTGGATGCCTATGAGGGCGATGTGGATGGCGAAGGCGATCCAGTCGCGCTCGCCATCGCCCGCACGCGCACCTTCGGCCACCGCGCCAAGGTGTTTCTGGTTTCGACACCGACGATAAAGGGCCTGTCCCGGATCGAGCGCGAATTCGAAGCGAGCGATCAGCGCCGCTTCTTCGTGCCGTGCCCGCATTGCGGCATGCTGCAATGGCTCAAGTTCGAGCGTCTGAAGTGGACCAGCGGCGAACCGACGACCGCCGCCTATCATTGCGAGGGTTGCGATCAGTCGATCGCCGAGCACCACAAGACGGCGATGCTGTCGGCGGGTGAATGGCGCGCCACCGCGACACCGGCTGACCCGCATTGCGTAGGCTTCCATATCTCCGGGCTCTATTCCCCGGTAGGCTGGCTCGGCTGGGCCGATATCGCCCGCGAATGGGAAGCCGCCCAGGAAGACGATGCGGCGCTCAAGGCCGCGAAGAACACGCTGCTCGGCGAGACGTGGCAGGAGCGTGGCGAAGCGCCCGATTGGCAGCGCCTCTACGAGCGGCGGGAGATTTCGCGCCGAGGGTAGCCCGGTGTGGCCTGATCCTCACGGCAGGCGCAGACGTTCAGCATGACCGGATCGAGGTCGATATCTGGGCGTGGGGCCGACGGCTCACCAGCGCGCTCGTCGAACACATCGTGCTCGAAGGCGACACGTCCCGCGAGGAGGTCTGGGGAAAGCTAACCGCGTTGCTCGGCCAGACGTGGCGTCACGAGAACGGCGCAAGGATGCGGATCGCCCGTCTCGCAATCGACTCGGGCGACGGGCGCAACACCGCAGCCGTTTATGCCTGGGTGCGGCGCGTTGGCGTCGGCCAGGCGCTTGCGATCAAGGGTGTCGATGGCTTCGACCGGTCCACTCCGGTGGATGGCCCGACCTATGTCGATGTCAACGAGCATGGCCGCACGATCCGGCGCGGCGTGAAGCTCTGGAAGGTCTCGGTCGCCGTCTTCAAGTCGGAGACCTATCGCTTCCTGCGGCTTGACCGCCCTACCGATGAAGAACTCGCCGCAGACATGCCCTTTCCCGACGGCTTCGTGCATCTGCCGAAAAGCGTCACCGCCGAATGGGTGAAGCAGCTTGTCGCCGAGCAGCTGGTGACGGTGCGCGACCGCCGCGGCTTCTCGAAACTCGAATGGCGGCAGATGCGCGAGCGCAACGAGGCGCTCGATTGCCGCGTCTATGCCCGCGCCGCCGCATGGCTGCTCGGGATCGACCGCTTCGACGACGCCAAGTTCGAGACGCTCGAAGAAGAGCTTCGGGTCGCGGCAGAAGACGAAGCGCGCCCGGTCGATCAGCGCGGCCTCACGCCTACGACCGCGCCCGTGCGCCGCTCCGACTGGCTCGGCCGGCGCGACAAATGGTTCTAACTTTTCGCGGGATTTCCGATGCCCTGGACGCAGACCGAACTCGATGCGCTCAAGCGCGCCTTCGCGGGCGGAACGCTGCGCGTTGCCTATGACGGCAAGACTGTCGAATATGGCTCGGCGGACGATCTCCTGAAGCGCATTCGCACGATCGAGACCGAGATCGCCGCCACCTCCGGCAATCCGCGTCCTATTGCTGGATTCGCAGGCTTCGGGCGCGGTGATCGCTGATGGCCGCGAACTGGATCGACCGCGCCCTCGCCAGCGGTGCGCCGCCCGCAAGCGGCTTCTGGAACGCCAAGCGTTCGAGAAGCTCGCGCGCGCCTATGATGGCGCTGCGGTCGGACGGCGCACCGATGGCTGGCGCTCGTCGTCAAGCTCCGCCGATGGCGAGATCGCTTCCGGCGCGTCGCGGTTGCGCGACCGCATGCGGGATCTGACACGCAACAATCCCCATGCGGCGAAGGCCGTCGCCGTGCTGGTGAACAATATCGTCGGCGCCGGGATCAGGCCGCGCGCGGCGACCGGAACCGACGCGCTCGACAACCGGATCAACGAACTCTGGGAGGCCTGGGCAGCGCGATCGGACGCTGATGGCCTCGCCGATTTCCACGGCCTCACCACGCTTGCCGTCCGCGAGATGATCGAAGGCGGCGACGTGTTCCTTCGCCGTCGTGTCCGCCGCACCGAAGACAAGCTGCCCGTGCCCTTGCAGCTTCAACTGCTCGAAGCCGATCACCTCGACGACACGAAGATCGGCGCGCTTCCCGACGGCGGGCGGATCGTGCGCGGCATCGAGTATGACGCCATCGGCCGACGCCGCGCCTATTGGCTGTTTCCCGATCATCCCGGCGACACCAGCGTGCCGCTGTCACGCAGCCTCACCTCGGCGCGCGTGCCTGCGGATGGCATCGCCCATCTGTTCGAGCGCCAACGCGTGCAGAGCCGGGGCGTGCCCTGGGGCGCGCCGGCCATGCGGGCGATGCGCGATCTTGATGATTGGACCAATGCCGAACTGGTGCGCAAGAAAACCGAAGCCTGCCTTGTCGGCGTAGTGCTCGGCGCGGATGAGGCCGATCAGGGTGTCGCGCCGACGCTCATTGATGCCGAGGGCAAGACCATCGAGCAGTTCGAGCCCGGACTGATCGCCTATGCGCGCGGCGGCAAGGACATCAAGTTCAACCAGCCCGCTTCAACGGCAGGCGTCTCGGAATGGCTGCGGGCGCAATTGCACATCATCGCCGCCGGATACCGCGTGCCTTACGAGTTGCTCACCGGCGATCTGTCTCAGGTCAACTATTCGAGCCTGCGCGGCGGTCTCGTCGAATTCCGGCGCATGGTCGATGCCCTGCAATGGCAGTTGGTGGTCCCGGGCTTTTGCGAACCGGTCTGGCGCTGGTTCACCGAAGCGGCTTGGGTCGCCGGCCTGATCCCGAACCCGGTGGTCAAGGTCGAGTGGCAACCGCCACGCTTCGATGCCGTCGATCCCCTGAAGGACGCGCAGGCCGATCTTCTGATGCTGCGCTCGGGCACCATGACTCTCGCCCAGGCCATCGCACGGCAGGGTTACGATCCGGCCTCGCAACTGAGCGAAATCGCCGAAATGAATGCGCTGCTCGATCGGCTGAAGATCGTGCTCGATAGCGATCCGCGCATGATGACCAAGGCCGGAACGGCGCAGCCCGATCCGAACGACCCGACCAGCGACTCTGCGGACAACGAGCAGCCGGGCAAGTCGAAGCCCAAGCCCGGCGACTGATCTACTTCGAGGACACCATGAAACCTGCTCAACCGTCTTCGCGCGGCGCACCGCCTATGGCGAATGCGCTGCCGATGCAGACCCGGCTTGAGCCGGTCTCCTCGATCGAAGCCGAGACCCGAACCGTCGAAGTCGTCTGGACCACCGGAGCGTCCGTGCGTCGCCGCCGCTGGACCGGCTTTGATACCGCGATCGACTACGAGGAAATCCTCGTGGTCTCGCGCGATGCGGTCGATCTCTCGCTCCTCGATGCCGGCGCGCCGGTGCTCGACAGCCATTCGCAATGGACGACCCGGGCGATTGTCGGCGTCGTCGAACGCGCCTGGATCGACAAGGGCGAAGGCCGCGCAAGCTTGCGATTCCCGAAGCCCGGCGTCGATCGCCTGTTCGCACTCGTGACTGATGGGATCGTCCGCAACATCTCGGTCGGCTACCGCATCGACAAGGTTCGCGTCGAACGGCCCGAACGGGTCGGCGAACCCGAACGCTGGTTCGTCGAACGCTGGACGCCGCACGAACTGTCCTTCGTCGCCGTCGGCGCCGATCCCGGCGCGCAAGTCCGCGCGGCGGACGAGGCGCCGACCTTTCCGTTTGAACTCGTCACTTCCCACACCCGAACGATGGAGACTGCCGCCATGATTGAGGATGTCCAGACCCGTGATGCCGCGCCCGAAGCGCCGCCCTCGCCTGCCAGCAACGAGCGCGCCAATCCCGCGCCGCCCGATCCGGCGCCTGCTGGGCCGAATGCCGATCAGGTTCGCGCGGAAGAGCGCGAGCGTGTTGCGGCGATCTTCGGCCTTGCCGACCGCTTCCGGCTCGAGCGCGCCTTTGCCGATGATCTCGTGACGCGCGGCGTCGCCATCGAGGAAGCCCGCCGCGTCATTCTCGACAAGCTCGCCGAACGTGACGAGTGCGGCGTCGGCCATACCGCCGTCTCCTTCCCAGCAGTCGGGCTCGATGCAACCGTCACCCGACGCGAAGCCATCACCGAGGCGATTGCGCATCGGCTCGCACCGTCGGCGAATGCCCTGCCGGATCGCGCCCGGGAATACCGCGGCATGTTGCTGGTCGAGATCGCCCGCGAAACCCTGCAACAGTTTGGCGTGCGCACCCGCGGCATGACTGCGAACGAGGTGGTGCAGCTCGCGCTCCGTAATGCCGGGCCGCATGGCACCAGCGATTTTCCGCTGATCCTCGCCAATGTCGCAGGCAAGCGGCTGCGGCAGGCCTATACGACCGCACCGCGCACCTTCGAGCGCTGGACGCGCGGGATTACCACCACCGATTTCAAGCCGCTGTTCCCGACCCAGATCGGCAACTTCCCCGGACTGCTGCCGGTGATGGAAGGCGCCGAGTTCAGCTATGGCACCATCGCGGAAAGCCGGGAAACCTATCGCCTCGCCACCTTTGGCCGCATCGTCGCTCTCACCCGGCAGGCTATCGTCAATGACGATCTGCGCGCCTTCGACCGGGCGCTCGGCACGGCAGGCATGAAGGCCTCCGATCTCGAAAGCGGCCTCGTCTACAACGAGATTCTCGCCAACCCGCTCCTGGCCGACGGCGTCACCCTGTTCTCGGCAGCAGTGGGCCGCGCCAACCAGGGCACGGCGGCGGCGATCACGGAGACCTCGCTGACGCAGGCGATCGAACTGATGACGCAGCAGCGCGAGATGACGCCTGCCGGCGTCACCGGCGACCAGATCATCAACAACTACCCGCGCTTTATTCTGGTGGCGCCGGGAACGCGCGCGATCGAAGCGCGCAAGATCATCGCCCAGACGACGCCCGCCCAGCCGTCTCAGGTCAACCCCTACGCCAACGCCTTCGACGTGATCGAGGAGCCGCGCCTCTTCAACACGGCCGGTGCGCAGCGCTGGTGGCTGGCGGCAGATCCCGCGACCATCGACACGATCGAATATTGCCGTCTCGAAGGCCAGTCCGAGCCATTCCTCGATCAGCGCGTCGGGTTCGAGGTCGATGGCGTCGAATTCAAGATCAGGCACGACTTCGCTGCCAAGGCGATCGACTTCCGCGGCCTGTTCTTCAACGCCGGCGTCTGATGGCGGCGCGACCCTAACCCGAATTCAAGGAGACCAATCCCATGCGGAACTTCATCCAGGCGGGCAACACCGTGGTGGTGCCGGCGCCCTATGCCCTCACGTCCGGCCAGGGCGCGAAAGTCGGCCAACTCTTCGGCGTCGCCACCAACGATGCCGCGCTGTCTGCCGATGTCGCGCTCGATCTCACCGGCGTGTTCGAACTCACCAAGATCGGCTCGCAGGCCTGGACGGTCGGCGCGCTCGTCTATTGGGACGATACCAACAAGCGCTGCACGATTGTTGCCACCGCCAACCTTCTGATCGGCGTCGCGGCTGCGGCGGTCGCAGGCGGCGCGGGCAACACTACCGGACGCGTTCGGCTGAATGCCTCCTTCCGGGCAAACGATCCGTGATCGACGCATTTGCTTCGGCCATCGATGCGCTCTTCGCCGATCCCAATATCGGCGAAGACGCGCTGTGGAAGGCGGGCGGCATCGGCGCTGGCGTCGCTGTCCGCATCATCCGCAAGTCGCCCGACCGGGTGGCTGAATTCGGCGAAAGCCGCGCCGTGTTGCCGACCGTCGGTATCGATATCCGGCGCTCGCAGGCGGCAGCGATCACCGAAGGCGACCTGATCCTGATCGGCGCCGAGACGTTCAAGATCATCGGCCCACCGATAGGCGATGCGCTCGGGCTTGTATCGGCCTGCGAGGCCGTAAAGGTTTGATCCGTGCGCTTCACCATCCAGCGTCCCGATCTCGGCAAAGCCCTGGCTGAAACCGAGAAGGACATCGAACGCGCCGTCACTGCCGGGATGCGCGACGCTGCTGATGGCCTGAAGTAGGATCTCCGCGAAGATGTCGTCGCGGCCGGGCTCGGTGAACCGCTGTCTCGCACATGGCGGGGAAAGACCTTCCCCGAGGTGGGTGAGAGTGCCGAGGCCGCAGCCTATGTCTGGTCGCGCGCGCCGAAGATCGTCGATGCCTTTGACCGGGGCGTGGTGATCCGCTCGGCACGCGGCCTGTTCCTGGCGATCCCGACCGCCGCCGCCGACAAGAGCGGACGGAGTGCCGTTGGCTCGCGCGAAAAGATCACGCCGGAAGGCTGGCAGCGGCGAACCGGCCTGAAGCTCGGTTCGTCTATCGCCGTGGCCGTCCCTCGCTGCTGGTCGCGGATGATGCCCGGATCAACACGCGCGGGCTTGCCGCCCGCAATCGCCGCAAGACCGGCAAGACTCCAACAAATCTTGCCAGCGTGATCGTGTTCATTCTGGTTCCGCAGGTCGCGCTGAAGAAACGGCTCGATGTCGAGAGCGCTGCCAAGCGGCAAGCCGCGCGCGTGCCCTCGCTGATCGCGCGGCATTGGCCGCAATCCTGATCAGGGGTCGATCTTCGCAATAAAGGTCACACCCGCCAATTTCTCGAAATGCGCGTCGCAGGTCAAAAGGTCGGCGCCGTGTTCTAGCGCAGTGGCGTAGATAATTGCGTCGGCGGTCGCGAGCTTGTGCCTGCCGCAGATTTCCGCAGCCGAAAGCGCGATTTTCGTGTCGAGCGGCACGAGAACGCACATTTGGGTATAGGCGATCACCTGATCGGCCTTGTCCTCGCCAACCTCGCGGGCAAGCCACTTTGCAAGTTCGAGCTGGATAATCGTCGGGACGAGCCAGTCCTCCCGGGCCGGAATTTCCAACGCAACCGCCTTTCCCGTTGCGGATGCGATCAGCCACTCGATCCAGGCGGACGTATCGACAAGGCGCATCAGAACCGGTCTTTGCGGTCGCGATAGTTTTCGGGGTTAGCGCCCTTCGCGATACCCGCGAGATCAGCCAGTTCGGGAACAGGAACGAGCAAGACACCCGTCCCCTTCGGGATGAAAGCGAACTCTTGGCCTGCCTTCCACTGCCGGGCGTTTCGAACGGCTTTGGGGATCGAAATCTGGAACTTTGCTGAGAGCGTTGCTGTGTCGGACATGGGCTTAAACCACCTTTGATCGATCGCGATTTGGTAAGAAATTAGCACGGAACCCTCTCAGGAGGAAGGCCAATCGGCATGGCTTCGAAACGCGAAACCGTCCTTGCGGCGGTGAAGTCGCTTGTCGCCGCTGCCCTGCCGGGCGCGGAAGTGAAGCGCAATCTGGCCAAGGCCGAACGCATTCCGCCCGGCGGGCTGGTGGTGATCCGCGACGGCGATCCCGGCGAACCGGAGGTCAGCCTCTCGCCGCTGACCTATCTCTATTCGCACCGCATCCCGCTTGAGATCGCAGCTTACGAGAGCGCCACCCTCACCCGCGAGCAGGTGCTGGACGCCATGCTAGGGGCGATCGGCGCGGTGGTGATGGCGAACCGGACGCTCGGCGGGCTTTGCGACTGGATCGAAGCAGAAGCGCCGGTGACGGACGATATCGAAGCGCTCGGCGCCTTGCCGGGGCGCTTCGCCGATCTCGCGATCCTCGCCGTCTACGCGACGACCGATCCATTGAACTGATCGACGGCCCTTCGACTTCGCTCGGGCCTTTGCAACTGAACCAACAACGACAGGAGTATTCCCATGGCACGCGCACGCGGCGCCAACGCCGTCATGGCTGCGGTGTTTGAAGCCACCTATGGCGTCACGCCCGGCACGGGCTTTCGCAAGCTGCCCTTCGTCTCGGCCAACCTCGGCGAAGAGCAATCCCTGATCGAGAGCGATCTTCTGGGCTATGGCCGCGATCCGCTGACGCCCGCCTATGACGTGGTGTCGAACGAAAGCGACATCGTCGTTCCGATGGATCACCGCAACATCGGGTTCTGGCTCAAGGGTCTCTTCGGCAATCCGACCACGGTTGCGACGGTCGCCGCAAAGGGCTCGATCCTGTTCTCCGCCCAGCCCGCCGTGAACGCGACGATCACCATCAACGGCACCGCCTTCACCGCCGTCGCCTCGGGCGCAACCGGCAACCAGTTCAACATCGGCGCGAACCTCGCCGTGACGCTGACCAATATTGTGACCGTGCTCAGCGCGAGCGTCGTGCCCTCCGTCCAGCAGGCGACCTATACTCAGACCGGCGGCAACACGCTGGTGGTCACCCGCACCGCCCTCGGCCCGACCAGCAATACGTTCACGGTGGCGGCTTCCACCACGCCCGCCTCGAACGGCACGGTCTCGGGCGCAACACTCACCGGCGGCGCGAACGGCCACATCTTTGTTTCGGGCACGCAGACCCTGCCGTCTATGTCGATCGAGGTCGGCCTTCCCGACGTGCCGTTCTTCGGCATGAACTACGGCGCGCGGGCGAACAGCCTGTCCGTCCAGGCGCAGCGCTCGGGGCTTCTCTCGGCAACCGTCAACGTGATCGCCCAGGGCGAGGCGACAGCCACAGCGACGGCGGCCGGCACGCCGACCGTTCTCGATGTCGAGAGGTTCAGCCAGTTTCAGGGATCGATCACCCGCAACGGCGCGGTGCTCGGCAACATCGTCTCGGCGGAACTGATGTATTCGAACAACCTCGAAAAAATCGAGGTCATCCGATCCGACGGGCGCATCGCCGATATCGATCCCGGCATCGTCAAATGCTCGGGCAATCTCAATGCACGGTTTCAGGACACGAGCCTGCTCGATCAGGCCACCGCGCGCACGCCTTGCGAGATCGCCTTCGGCTGGACCATCGACGCCAGCCGCTCGTTGCTCTTCACCGCACATCGCGTGTTCCTGCCGCGCGGCAACCGACAAATTCAGGGGCCGGGCGGCATTCAGATGCCCTTCGCCTGGCAGGCCGCGCTCGATCCGGTTCTCACCAAGACCTGCACCGTCGTTCTGACCAACGACGTGGCCTCCTACTGATCTTTCCTTCCCCGAAATCCGCCACCCAAACCAAGGAGCCACCATGCTCAAGCTCGAACCCGTGTCCGCCGAACCCTTCTGGCTCGATGTGCTGCCCGGCGTGCGCATCCAGTTTCGGCCTGTTTCTGTCGCCGCAATGCTGATCGCGCGTGGTGCTGCGGGCAAAGCCCTGAAAGCCGGCGGCGAACAGGTCACGATCGAGGCGGGCGCGGCCTTCACCCGCGCGCTCGCCCATACCGGCATTGTGGCTTGGGAGGGGATTGGCGACGCCAAGGGCAAGCCGGTTGATCCCGACAAGGAGGCCATCGAGCAATTGCTCGAACTCTGGCCTGCCTTCGATGCCATCGATCGGCTCTATGTCGGCCCGGCGTTAACGAGGCTCGACGAAAAAAACGTCTGATCGCCCTCGCCGAATGGCACTTCGACGGCGGCGAAAGCTATTGCGCCGCCTGTTCTCTTCGCTGTGCGGGCTGTCCCTATGACGAGCACGAACCCGAGACCTCCGAGGGCTTGCTCGCCTGGGCGGTGATCCGCCGCTCGGCCGGACAGGTCCGGGCGGTGATGGGCGGCGTCTATGCGCTCGACTTCGGGGCGATCCTGATGCTCGCCGACGCCATGGGCGCGCTCAACCCGCTTCTCGTCGATGTCCTACCCGAGATCGAACCCATCGTCGTCAACGCCTATCGCCGGAACGCTGATCCGTCATAGGCGCCACCCCAAGCGAGGGAAAGCAAGCGATGTCCGCAACAAATGTCTCCATCCGCCTCGGCGTTGAGGGGAAGGCGGAGATCAAGCGCGCCTTCGAGGAGGTCGGGCAATCCGGGCAGTTGGCCTTCGGCTCGGTCGAAAAGGCGATGGACCGCTCCGGCGCCGCGACCGACCGCGAGGTCGCCCGGCTGAAGCGCCTCGCCGAAGCCGCGCGGATGGCCGGCGAAGCCGACGCCTCGCAGAAGCGGTTCAACACCGTTCTGAACGTTGACCGCCCGATTTCGAAATCCGCCCGCGAGTCCGCCGGTGTCTTCGAGGAAGCAGCGCGGGAAGCGGAAAGTTTCGCGGCACGGGCGAATGCGCTGCGCGCCGCACTCGATCCGCTCGGCGCGGCACAGGCCCGCCTCAACCAGGAACTCGCCGAATACGCCACGCTCGCCAAGCGTGGGGCGATAACGTCTGCCGAACATACCGCCACGCAGGCGCTGGCGAAGCAGCGCTTCGACCAGACATCGCAGGCGATCAAAGGTGTGGGCGGCGCAACCGGCCTCACCCGCAACCAGCTTCTGACGCTGCAATACACGTTCAACGACGTGGTGGCGTCGATGTCCACCGGCATGTCGCCGATGACCATCCTCATGCAACAGGGCGGTCAGGTGACGCAGGCCTTCGGCGGCTTGCGGGGAACGCTTGCCGCCTTCGGTTCGGCGCTCGGCGTTGTCGGCGGGATCGCGATCGGGGTTGCGGCGGCGGTCGTCGGCCTCACCGCCGCTTGGGTTGCGAACGATGCTTCAACGCGCGCTGTCACCACCGCGCTCATGGGCGCTGGCCGAGCCTCTGGCGCGACCGCCGCCGAACTTGAGCGGGTCGCCCAGGCATCGAGCGTTACGGGCAAGGTCTCGGTCACGGCCGCGCGCGAAATGGAAGTCGCCTTCCTGCGCACCGGCAAGGTCGGCGCGGAAGAAATGGGCCGCGCCATAGGCATCGCCCGAAACTTCGCCGTCACGTTTGCGCTCGAAACCAAGGCCGGAGCCGACCAGCTTGCAACCGCCCTAGCCGATCCAGTGCGCGGCGCCGACGACCTGAATTCGCGGATCGCCTTTCTCGACGATCGGACGCGGCAATACATTCGCACGCTGGTTGATCAGAATAATCGCACCGAGGCGCAGCGGGTTCTCTTAGAGCTCTTTCCGATCAAGTGGAATCGGAAAGCGGCTCTACATGCTTGTTTTATCGCATTTTCGCGACGCAAACCGAGATCCAGTTGGCTGGAAAATGCTCTAGATAAGCTCGTCCCGGCGCTGGCCGATGCCGAACAGGCGACCAACGCCTTCGGGCGCGCTTGGAACTATGTCGCTCGTCAGGCCTCGAACGCCTTTGACGCCATCGGCAAGGCGGTGGATCGCGCCGTCGATGGCCGCAACCCGTCCGAAGAACTCGATTTCCTGAAATGGCAGTGCGACCGTCTGCGCGAGAACATCCGCGGCAATGTCGTGCCGCTGATGCTGCCGCAGGTCGAGCGGCGGATCGCCGAGATCGAAGCGCAGCTTGCCGATCAGCAGCAGCGTGCCGCGCGGCTCGCGGCCGAAGCGCGGGCGAACGAATTGTCGGTGCGGGCCGGTGAAACCGCCCGCGATATCATTCCCGGCGCGCGCGATCTCGAACGCCTGCGCCGCGAACAGGCGACCTTGCGCGCGGCGCTCGATGATCCACTGTCGCGTTCCAAGCTTGCCGATGTCGCCGAGGTCGAAGCCGCCTACCGGCGCGTGACGGCTGAACTGGCCCGCTTTCGACCGGCGGTCGATGCGGCGACGCAGGCCGTCGTCACGCAGTCGTCCGTCACCGAGGTGTCGATCCGCTCGACGCTGGCCCTGGCGAACGCCTATCTCGAAAGCGCCTCGGCGGCCGAGCGCGCGGAAGCCCGCAAGACCGGCCTGATCGATCAGGCCCGCGAAGGCATCGATGCCGAAGCCCGTGCGCGCCAGGCGCTGCGCGAACGCATCGCCGAGCAGGCGGCGCAAGCCGGAAAGCAGGTTGCCGATCTGACGGCGGAAGCATCCGCCCAGAAGCGCGTCAACGATGCGGTCGCAGCTGGCTCGTTGGCTTCGGCCAAAGCCCAGCAGGTGATGCAGGTCGAGCAGGCGCTTCGCCCGCTTCTGACGGCTCAGGCGCTGGCCGAGGGCGAAGCGAAGGAAACTCTCACCCGCATCATCGAGCGGATGCGCGAAGCCTATGGGCGGCTCTTCGTTGAACAGGAACGCGCAGACCCTATCGGCAAACGAGGATCGCCGCCACGAGATCGAACTGCTGACGCGGCAGGTTACGCTGATCAACGCCACCGTCGCAGCGCGCAGCGATGCGCTGGCCGTAATGCGCGCCGAACAGGAGCTTCGCCGCCGCGGCGTCGATCTCGCGAGCGAGGAAGCGCGCGCCTATATCGACTCCGCGCGCCAGATCGAGGGCCTGAACCGGACGCTGCGCGGCCAGGAACAGCTTCGCGACCAGCGCGACGAGATCACCTTGCTCGAACGGCAGGTCGCGCTTGTCGGCGCTTCGGTCGCCAAGCGCTCCGAGGAGCTGGCAACCCTGCGCGCCATCCAGCAATTGCGCCAGCGCGGGATCGATGCGGCAAGCCCAGAAGGTCAGTCCGCCATCGGCAATGCCCGGCGGATCGACGAACTCAATCGCCAGCTTGCCGGTCGCCAGACATTGGAAGACCAGAAGGATGAGATCACTCTTCTGCAACGGCAGATCGGGCTGATCGGCCAGAGCGCCTCCGAGCGTTCCGTCGTCATCGCCCAGCTGCGCGCCGAGCAAGGCTTGCGCTCGCGCGGGATCGACCTCGCGAGCGAAGAAGGCCGCGCCATCGTCGAGAATGCCGGCAAGATCGAACGCCTGACGCAGGAGCTTCAGCGGCAGGACGCCGCCTATCGCGCCATCGAAACCGCCGTCGGGTCCGCGCTCGATCGCTTCGCCGACGTGCTGGCACAGGGCAAACTCGACTGGAAGTCTTGGGCCGATGCGGGACGCCTCGCGCTTCAAGATCTGAACCGCGAGATGATCAAGCTCGCGCTGCTCAATCCGCTGAAGAACCTGCTCTTCGGCTCGAACCTGCCGACCTTCGGGCAAGGCAGCGGCATCCTCGGCAGCATCTTCTCGCGGCTGTTCCACGACGGCGGGCTGGTCGGCCAAGATTCTCTGTCAAGATCTGGCGGCGTCGGCCGCATGGTTCCCGCAGGCGTTTTCGCTTCAGCACCGCGCTTCCATGACGGCGCCTATCTCAAGCCCGACGAAGTGCCGGCGATCCTGCAACGCGGCGAGCGGGTACTGAACCGGAAGGAGGCGCGCGCCTACGAGCGCGGCGACCCGCGATCCAGCGGCGCGGTCGTCAATGTCACGATCCAGACGCCGAACCCGACCGCCTTTGACGCCAGCCGCACCCAGATTGCGGCGGGACTGGCGCGCGCCGTTCGCTCCGGCATGAGAGGCATGCAGGGCTGTTCAGCGCTGTTTACAGTCCCCTGTATGAGATGCTGACGGCGGGGTCGATTGCGGCGTTCCAAAGAGCGTCGGCAATGTTTGTGGCGCCGTTGGCGCGGGCGATGTTGAGCGCCTGAC